GTATATAACGAACAGCAGACTGTAGTAGTCTATATAAGGTTATAATTAGAAAATCATTAGCAGCCATATATATATTGGTCTGGGTATGGGGTAGTGCCCCTATAGTACCCCCTTAAAAACCTTAGCATTTATACCAATTCTATTACCTCACGCTTATCAAGCATTAGTTCAGCCAAATTTCAACTAATATTATATCTTATTAATAGACTAGTTATAATCTAGCCCATCTATATTCTTTTTAATATAGATTGACAGTTTTTTATTATATTTAATTTATGTCTAGCAGTACCCCATGACCATTATTAGATATAGTCTAGTGTCCATTAGGTTTATATTATATATATCTAGGGCAATTTAGAGCATTAATAACCACTAGAAGAAAACTAGGAATACTCAAGGAATACAAGGATTTACTATACAATCTAAAGCAGTATTTATCACAACTAGATATACTCACCATACAGCCCAAAACAGCGAACAAATGGCATAAAAAAACCCCCCATTTTATAGGGGGGCTTGTCATTAATTCAAGGAGGAGTAATTTTATTCTACATAGTTAATAGGTACATATTCAGTCCTTTGTTATTGGTTAATTAATTTAATCTTTGTATCATTCTGTTCAGATTTTGCAATGATATAATTTTTAAACATATGTTTATTAAATCTGAGGCTGTTTTTATCTAGAATTAACTGTATTTCTTTCCCTGTATTATTATAATATTCTAATAGTCTAGCCTCAATATTTTCTGCTATTTTTTCCTTAATTTCATTAGTTATAATATTATCATAACCCTCATTAATTAAGTCAATTTCTATCATTAAGCGTCTTTTAAGGTTTTTGTTTCTACTCCACAAACTAACCATAAAATCAGCAAATTCTACAAAATGTTTTCTTGATAATGGCATATAATCTCCTTTATTTTAATGTGTTAAAAATAGTATTATAAAACCCACTAGAATACAAACTAAATATATTATTAAATTATCCATTATTTTACAAACGTATGAACAGGCAATTTATTATAGTCTGTACAGGATATATCCAGAAGCCCTTTATTTTCTGCAGTTTCATCAAATTGTATCATACAACGCATTTCTACATCATTATGTACCATTGAAAAAATTATAGGAAAAACTTTCTCGGAGCCAACTTTGTTATATTTGGGTAAATTTTCAATAACTTTTGGATTAATATTTCTATTTCTATCTAGGATAATAGATTTATTATTTAATTTGATTAATTGCTCTTTAGTCAAATATTTTACTTTTCTACTCATTTTAATTTGTCCCCTCATTAAATGGATTTTCTCTATTCATGTTAAAATAAACTTCAATATCCTCAATAGAATTAATATTAACCTCGTCAGTTTTAACCTCTATTTGAACACCTAATTTTTTTAATTCTTTTTTTAAATATTCTTCAGTCTGATTAAGTATTTTTACGCAACGCCCCTCAGCCTGATGAGTTAAAAAGTCCAGAACGAATAATAGAGCAATAGCCTTACCTTGCTTATATGCGTCAGTAGGCTGTGAACCTTTTTTTATATTTAGATATGGTCGTGATAAATCTTTCATGTTTTCCCTTTTGTTAAAGATTAATTATTATTCTTTACTAATGGAATATGGCTAAAATTGGAAGTTAAAATATTATTAATACAACCCCCATAATTAGTAAAATGAGTAATATCCTGTATAGTGTAAAAAAAACTTCCATAAATCCGCCTTGTGTTTAAATGTTAAAAAAGGGCTAAAAACTAGCCCCTTTTAATTTAATACAGTATTTGATTTATTTCGCAACAGCAAAAAAACTATTGATTTAATATTATTTTTTAAATCCTGTTAATTTATTTTCAGATACAAATACATCAATTAATTTATTAATATAATTAAAATTTAACGATATATTTTTGTCAACTTTAGAACAATTAATTCTAGATGATGTTAAGAGATTACGTTCCTGTATTCCAGAAATAATGCGTATTTCTTTTAACAATTTAACAGCCTGTTTTTTTACAACTGCATTTGTTTTAATTTCATCAATAACAGATTTAGCGTCAACTATTTTTTGCATAAATCGTACCATTGAATAGATGACAAAACTTCTCTAACAGCGTCCTGTCTTCTGGTAGCAACTAAATTTTTATCAGAACTACCTCTACTGGTTTTAAGTAACACAAATACGCCCTTGTCATTTTGTCTTTCCCATTCTGCGTCAGTATGGGTACTCCAATGAGTAAGAGCATTATAAACAGCCCAAAGATTTTTGCCTAGACTTGGTACTTCTTCCCAATATCTGTACATTAAATAATCAAATAATTTTTGATTTATTGAAATGAAATTTGGGTCAGATTTTTTCTTTAAATCTGCCAATGGTTTTTTACAAACTGTTTCAGAAAACAATTTTGCAACTTGCTCATCTGAAACTTTACTGTCACGCCATTTTAACATTTCATCTTTATTATTATAAAATTGTTCTAAAGATTTATCTAGTTTTGTTAAAATGCTTTCAACAGAAATCCCTTTAGTATGTTTTCTTTTTTGATGATACAATTTCTCACCACCAAAAACTAAAGTATTTTCACATAGTGAACGATAACCACCATTAAATACTTGAAATCTCCATGACAAATCGAGACTAGTAAAAACATCTTGTCTTGCTTTTACTTTATCCCCGCCACCAATTTCAAAATCTAAATCTAATAATTTTGTAGTTCTTAAAGACTTAGCCCCATTGTCAAAACTCCAATCAGTAATCTCTAAATTATCTGTTGGCAAATCACTTTCTAATAGTTTTTCTGCGTGTCTATCAAATAATGTTTTTGGATTAATAACCTTATATTTACTTGAACGAGGTCTACCTAAAACTGTATTTGTATCAGTTCTTAAAACTGAAACAGAATCATTTAATGGAATTAATTTACCATCATGCTTACAAAAATTTTCTGTTGTTGTAGCCAATGGAATATCAAAAAAACTAGTATCTTCGATATTGTGATGTACTTTTTTTTCAGTAAGTTTTCCACTTGCCATAAGTTCATTATCAATAATCATATTTTTCCTTTGTTAAAAGTTTATTTATCTACTATTTAACAAATTGAAAAGTTATTGCAACTATTTATTTATTTACAATAATTAATGAGTTTTAAAAATTATATTATCTATATTTTTATTCCAACATAAACCACAACTAGCACAATTTTTTGTTTTATCTAATTGTTCAGGACAAATAATTCCTTGTTTATTATCTAACAAATTTTCGGAATTGGCTGACAGTTTTTCCATTGAATTGGAAAACCTAACAGAAAATCTGTCCCATTCTAAACTTCTTAAAATAACAATTTCTTTCCCAATATTAGAAAATGGAGTTCTCGCAGTATAACCAAATATAGAAATGTTTGAGTATTTGGCTAACATTTTTTTCCAAAATTTAACATAATTAACAGAAAAAAAATCACCAACAACATGAAGCCTAATTAGTATACCCTCTTTATGTTTTATGGATAACAAATTTAATTCGTCATCTAATCTTTTCATTAATGCGTCATTACCCATAAATCTATGAGCAAATGGCATATTATTCCCATAACAAGTTTTCCAATGAAAACAACTTGTAGGACAAGTTTTACGTTCCTCTAATGACAAACTATATATTAATTTGTTTTTGTGTCTTCCTTTTAATATTTTAGATTTACCTAACTTTTTATTGTTAGATACTTTTAATAACCTACCATTATGAGAAATACTATCATAAACATTATTTGTATATATTGTTCTTCCATTTTCTATTGCTAATTGTGTTTTAGTTTTCATCTATAAAAATATTTCTAATATCTTTTAATTTTTTTTCAATAGAAACAATACTGTCTTCTACAATTTGAGGGTGTACACGCTTTTCAGCGTCTATTATTAAATTTTTTTCTATACATTTTGAGTAACTTCTAATTAAATGAATTAAATCCATATCTAATATACTTATATGTTCACCCTTAGATTCTGAGTAATGTTTTTCTAACTCGTCATCATGCATATCACAAGGTATAGTTGCCTCTTCAAATTTACTTTGTATCTCTAATAATTTTCTAACTTTCATTTTTTTCCTTTCCCTTTTAAGAACATGTGGAAAGCATTAACAGAACTTAATAATGCGTCATCAACCCAAACCTCAGAACAACTACCATAATCTCCACAATCTTTATAATTGTTTAATAATTCACTACACTCTTCTTGAAAAAAATTAATTAGATTTTCGGCTTGTTCACTATTAACATCTTTAATATCTTTAAAATTAAAACATACTGTAATAATCATTTTACTAACTCAAAAATATTTTGTTATCTTCTATTTCTATATTATCAATTTTAACATCAAATGTTTGATATTCATCTTCTGCAAAAAAATATAATTCATTTTTTGAAATATCATTTTTATCTTTAATATTTTTATCTACAATATTTTTTAACTTATCCATAAATTCTAATAATGTCATGTTATATAATCTCCTTTACCAAATGTTGTTAAATCATAACCAAATTTATATTCCTCTTCTGTTCTACATAAATCACAAAATCGAATAAATTTATTTTGTGCCATAAATTTTTTACTACATATATTACAGTTTCTTTCATGCTCTTCTGATTTATCTGCACTAAATATTTTTTTTCTATTGTGAACAGCACCTTTACGAAATTTACGTTCTTTTAATTGTTTGTGTTTATCCATTTATTTTATCTACTATAATTATTTAAAAAGTAGTTTTGTGTATCTTTTAAACTACTAAAATTTATTACAATAATTTTAAGGCTGTTATCGAACCTATTATCGTTACACAATGATATAATCATATTTATATAAATAGACTAATAAAAAGTATTCGCAACACCTAAATGAAATTTTTTTTAAATTAATTTTATTTATCTACAATTAATGTATTGATATTTTTTCTTCTGATTGTGGATATAAATTATCTTTTAGTGTATCTGCAATAGCCTCATGAATTATTATTAATGCATGGTCTAAATTTTTTGTGGGTAACAAATTTTTAGATACAATTAACAGTTCTCTTTGTAACAAATATATTAACAATTCTCTAGGCAAATCGCTAACATTTATTTCTTCAAACAAATTCTTTCTAACATTATCTAAAAAGTCTTTACATCTTTCCCCTAACACTTGATTTTCTTCTAACACTTTTTCCATATAATCATTCATTTCGTCTAATTGTTCTGGTGTTAATTTTTTCTTTTTAGTTCCACCCATATCTTTTCCTTAAAATTGTAGATACTCTATCTAAATTAATCCTATCTAATTTTTGTTGTACTGTTCTCGGCTCTCTCAATGCTCTACCTTTTAATTTATAATGGTATCTTAATAAACTCTTTTCTACTTTACTTTTACCATTATATATTTGTGCTTTAGTTAAAGTATTATCTAACAACCACAATCCCATTATTATATCCACCATTCTGGACAACTACGACCTTTTTCCCATTTTGCAAAATACTTTTTATCAGTATTATAGTACCTACGATAAGCAGTAACATAATCTTTATCTCTATATTCATCTGGCATACATTGAGGTGGCTCTTTAAAAAATCCATCTGGTATGTGTGCATTAAGTTCAAAATCAATTATATTTTTAATAACTTTATAAGATTTATGATTTTTGTTAAATCTAAATCTATATTCTTCATGTATATGTATAGCATTTTCTAATGCCCAATCAAAGCAATCACGATTAAATCCTACCCATTTAGTCATAGGATGATTAGGATATGCTGATTTATATATAGGTTCAGCAAGTGATATTGTGTCAGTATCTTCCTCATATTTTCTGACAG